TTCTACGCAAGGCGCAGAATATGCGTATTGCGGCTTAGGCAATATCAGCAACAACTGGCAGGGCAACATGGGAGCTACTGCTACAACGCGGAGCGCCATTATCTTACCCATTGGCTTCAATGGCACTAACGGCGCATACACTACAAACTCAAGCCCTGTATTCCACAGCCTGCCTTACTCGCAGTGGATTACTACAACAATGGGCAGTGATTTTGGGATCACCATGCTTTACACCGCCAACACATTAGGCATCTACGACACGATTACCGTTTCCGCTGGCACTGAGGTCTGGGAGGTGATGGCATTTGCGAATAACGCAACAATCACCACGGGCGCCACTCCTGTGATGTTGGCCCGCACCACCTAACCCATGGCCAATTTCAACCAAACACCATCGGGGCAAACGTCGATTGATTTGGTCCTGCCAAGCCTTGCCTTTGGCGTCAACGGCACCGGCACATGGGATCAACCGAACTACGCCTGGGGCGGCGGCAGCACAGTTACCTTGACCCTGGGCGGCGGCACCACCACAAACCTGCTCACCCCTGCCGCACTACTCGGCAAAAACGCATCTGTATCGACTTCGGGCGCAAACGGAATGTGGACTCTACGCGACCAGCTCGCAGCCAAACGTGCCAGCGCATGGCCATGACCCTACCCCGCCACGTCGCACTACACAGGAGGATAAGCTGATGCTTGGCTTCAACGGTGGCCTCATGGGCGTGCGCCGCACGGCAACAACTGGAGCGGCGTCTGGACTGTGGTTCCAGAATGAACAGAGCGTCGCTAGGCGAGCTGGGATTTGGCCGCTAGTAGGCGCAGATCCGTCTTATGCAAACGTGAGCCTGCTGCTGCACATGGATGGCAGCAATGGCAGTACGACATTTACAGATAGTGGGCCAAATGCAAGACCAGTTACGCGCACAGGCAATGCACAGATCAGTACTGCACAAAGCAAGTTTGGCGGCGCATCCGGATTGTTTGACGGATCAGGTGACATTTTAAGCGTTCTTGATTATGCAGACATGGAAATGACTGCAGATTTTACGATTGAGTGCTTTGCTTACCCGACCGTAACCACCGATAAGATCATTGCTGGCCACAATGTGCAAAACGTACAGCTGTTTAGAATTAACAGCGGCGCCACAGGCAACATATCGGTCTATCTTAATGATACTGTCCTTAGCAATACAGCAGCGGGAATTACGGCTAATCAATGGCACCACTTGGCAGTCTCTCGCACTGGTTCAACAACTAGAGTGTTTGTTGATGGCACGCAGATCGGCAGCTCCAATACCACATGGACAGGCTCATTTAAGTTTAACCTGATTGGCGGTATGTTTGGCCTCGACTTCCAAGGCTATATTGACGAGTTCCGCGTGACCAAAGGTGTAGGCAGGTACAACAGCGCAAGCTTTACCGTGCCAACAGCAGCATTCCCTGATTTCTGATGCTGTACTCCCACAACACCACCACCCCAGCGCCCCTCCCCCACCGCATCCGCTTTGCGGACGGCAGCACCCGCACCGACAGCAGCACCTTCACGCCTGACGAGCTGGAGCGTGCGGGCTACAGCGGCCCATACGAGCGCCCCGAGTGCAACCCGAAGCTGGAAACGATCGACTGGGACAGCGAGGCGCTTGAGTACGTCGTGCGTCCGTACAGCTTCGATGAGCTGCAAACGCAGCACGCCAAGGTCCGTCAGCAGCGCATCGAGCTGCTCAAGGCCAGCGACTGGACGCAGATCACCGACTACGACCTCGGCGCTGATCGTGAAGCCTGGGCCGCCTACCGCCAGGCCCTGCGCGACTTGGCCGATGCGCCCAACCCGTTTGACATCACCTGGCCGCAGCCGCCTGTACCCGACACGCCGCAGGTGTGAAGTGCAGCACAGCCACGGTAACCGCTACAGTTGTCATAACTCCAGCGGTTCTACTCTCTTCGTAAACCCATGGCCAGCCTAATCTACCTATCGTGCCTGGACGACAGCGCTAAGGGCAACATAGACTTCGACACGGATACGTTTAAGGTTTTGCTTGTCTCTGCGTCCTACGTACCGGACAAGCTTACCCATACTAAACGTTCCGCTGTAACCAACGAGGTTACTGGCACGGGTTACACTGCTGGCGGTGTTACCTGCACCTGTACGGTTGCAAAGTCCACGGTAAACAACGAAGTCACGCTTACATTCGCTGCTGTGAACTGGCCGACAGCAACACTAACGGCCCGTGGTGCCGTCTACTATAAGTCCAGGGGTGGAGCGTCATCAGCAGACGAGCTTATCGCCTATGATGATTTCGGCGCAAACATCGCAAGCACCTCCCAGACTTTCTATCTCAACTCTTCGGTCCTTACTCTGCGCAACCTGACATGAGTACCATCGTAACTCGTTCCGGCAAGGGCACACCCCTTACTCACGCCGAACTCGACAGTAATTTTAGCAACCTGAACACTGATAAAGCCGGCTACGTCACAGGCGAAGGTGGTGCGGTAAGTCAAGCAACCAGTAAGGCAACAGGCGTAACGCTTAATAAGCGATGCGGTCAGATTACGCTTAACGGCGCCTCTCTTGCAGCATCTACCACCGTAAGCTTTACGCTTACGAATAGCACAATCGTAGCCACTGACATCGTTGTACTGAACCACGTATCGGTAGGTAACCTAGGCGACTATGCGCTTAGCGCTAGGGCCGCAGCAGGATCCGCTACTATCGCAGTACGCAACCTCACTGCCGGTTCACTTTCTGATGCACTCGTCGTTGGCTTTGCGGTAATCAAAGCAACCGCCGCGTAAGCAATGAATTACGTTGTACTCGGATATTACGTATCTGGGTATGCCGAGGGCGACTCGGTTATCACGTCCTCGCTCCAGGAGGTTTCCCCTGGAGCGGTAATTGAGTTGTTCCAGCTCGTACTGAATACCGCACAACACGGCATAAACCAGACATTCTACTTTCACGCTGGCACCAATCAGCTGGAGAGCAACGTAGTTTGGCAAGGAAATACGTACCAGGCATTTCCCATCGAGGCCGAAGGGTTTGAATGGGACGGTCAAGGCTCCTTACCCCGCCCTAAAATCCGCGCCGCCAACGTCCTAGGAACCTTATCAAACCTCATACTCTCCTTACCCGAAGGCTTAGAAGGTGCCAAGGTCGTGCGCATCCGCACCCTGGCACGCTTTCTCGATGCTATCAATTTCCCATCCAGCATCAACCCAACCGCCGATCCCAACGCCTCTTGGGAACCGGAAATTTACTACATAGACAGAAAAGCGTCGGAAACTCGCACAGCAGTCGAGTACGAATTAGCCAGCGCATTCGATCTTGTAGGCGTTAGAGCCCCTAAGCGTCAATGTGTTGCCCGCTGTCAGTGGGTCTACAGATCAGCCGAATGCGGCTACACAGGACTAGCCTACTTCAACGATAAGGATCAGCCCGTAGGCTCTTCGGCACAAGACTCGTGCAGCAAGCAGCTCTCCGGGTGTGAGCTACGATTTGGGCAGTACGCCCAACTGCCATTCGGCGGCTTTCCGGGCATTGGAACCTTCTTCGTATGAGCTGGAAAGACGCCGCACTAAGCCATGCACAAGCGCTCGATCCGCACGAGTCATGCGGCCTTGTTGTAATTGTAAAGGGCAAGGAAACTTATTGGCCCTGCAAAAACATCGCAACTTACCCAGAGCAGATGTTCAGCATCTGCCCAAACGATTATGCGGAAGCGGAACAGGCTGGCGAAGTTGTGGCCATAGTACACAGTCATCCGGCATTTCCGACTACCGCTAGCAACGCAGACATGGTTGCAGCGGAAAAGACAGCTTTGCCCTGGCACATCGTCAACCCCAAAACGCTGGCCTGGGGCACCTACACGCCCTGCGGCTACACCGCACCGCTCATTGGCAGGGAATGGGTCTGGGGCGTGCAAGATTGCTGGACTCTCGTCAGGGACTGGTACGCAGAGCAGGGTATCGCCTTGCCCGACTGGGAGCGCCCAGTAAACCCTCTTGACTTCGCCGACGCACCTATCTTCGATGCGTGCTGGCCCGCCGCCGGCTTCAGGGAACTAAGCGACGACGAAGACTTACAACCTGGCGACGCACTACTTATGTCGATCCAGTCAAACACAGGACTGAATCACTGCGGCGTCTACATCGGTGATGGCATGGTACTCCACCACCTACGCGGAAGACTCAGCAGCCGCGACATCTACGGAGGTTGGCTCCTTAAATGTACCGGAAGGAGGTTGCGTTATGTTGCGTAAGATTCGGCTATACGGAAGCCTTGCGAAATTCGTTGGCACCCGAGTCCTAGAGGCAGACGTACGCACAGCAGCAGAAGCCGTGCGCTTTCTTGTCACTAATTTTGATGGGCTTGAACAGCACATGGCTGACAAGCATTACAAAGTAATCACGCATACCGCAATAACACTAGACGAACTACATGATATAACTAATGTAGACACCATTAAGATTGTGCCAACCGTCGAAGGCTCCGGTCCCGTGGGCCGTATTTTAGCTGGCATCGGACTTGTCGTTCTTTCCTTTTTCGTCCCATTTGCTGCTCCTTTGCTTCTTGGTATAGGCGCAAGCTTGGTGCTCGGCGGCGTAGCACAGCTACTTACTCCTGTGCCCCGAATAGGACAGGGTGAAGACTCAGTAACCGACACAAAAAGAAGCTACAACTTCTCAGGCATCCAACAAACAAGCCGCGCTGGTACGCCCGTGCCCCTCGTGTACGGCAAGACCCTAGTAGGCAGCGTTGTTATATCCGCAGGTATTTCTGACGAGGTACAGGTAGGAGCTTCCGCCCCACCGCCCACAATTACAATATCTGGCACACCTCCAAACCAAATACTTACCGCGCCAAACGTATGCGAAATAAGATCAATCCAATGGTTCCGCAACGGTGTGCCTATCCCCGGTGCAACGCAAAGTCAATACGCACTCACGCCACAGGACTACGACCAAACGATTACTGCCAACATTGTATGTTTCGACGGCAGTACAGTAATCACCGATAGCTTCGACGTACCCTTTGAGCCAACTGCCTACACGTACTGGCGAGCAGTCAGGGACGCGTACGTATCTCCATGGGGCTCTACCGCAACCACCAGGCCTATCTGGGCAACACCGTTTAACCCAGGTCTTAAGCCAGTTACGCAGTTTTGGTTCGGAGGCGGAACCATCATGGTGCAATCAGGGAGCGCGGGCGGCGCTTTGGCTGAGATATACGGCACGAGCATAACCGGCGGCGGCGTAGCAGTCTTTTACTACTATTGGACCGGCGGCGTTACTCCCGAAGACCCCTTTGAAATAGGCACACCATTTAGCTTTGAATTTAGCAATGATGCCGTTAATGTCATCGCAACTTGGGCCGGCGTGGAAGACGCATCGCCCCCCTGGTAATTTTATGCTTACGCTACTTACGCAGGTCGAAGCCAACGAGCGCCTAACCGTATGCCATACCTGCGAGCACTACATAAGGCTGACTGGGCAATGCTCTCTGTGCTATTGCTTTATGAACGCTAAGGTGTGGGCTAAGGGTGCGCAGTGCCCAATTAGCAAGTGGTAAGCCCATGACATCCTCGCAACCCGCTGTACAGCCACTGCACGCACTCGTTTCCGGCGCGGGCGGCAAAGGTAGCGCACCAGCCCCGCGCAAGCCCAGGACCGACGCGGACA